TAAAAGTTCTAGGTTTACTCATGTTATAAAATTAATACATAATAAATTATTTAATAGTATTATTTATTATATAATTCCTTAATATCTCGATGAGTTTCATTAATATCTGAGTAACCTGGTAAGTGATAAACTAACATTTCTTTAGTTTTAAACCAATTCATACCATTCATAATCCAAGTATAATGTGTATCGACTTGAGTTTGTTCTTGACTTATAGCTTCTATTAGTTTAGGTATTGCTTTACGGTTAACAATATAAGCATACCCTCCCCACGTTTTAATAGAACGGTTTAAAAGTCCACTATAATTAACTAAACAATTTTCAGGGCTATAACCTCCTAAATGCAAACAATCCCAATCTTCAGGTAATTCAAGCATAGCATTAGCTAACTTTAAATTAAAGTTATCACAAAAATCTATATCATCTTCTAAAATAAAAACACGCTCATAATTTGACTTATAAGCGTGTTCTAATAGTGATTTATGGCTACGAATAGTAGCTATTTCAGTAGGTTTTAAAATTCCTTTGCCTTCTATACCTTGTTTTTCGGTTGCCTTCCACGCTTTCGCTTTAACACTGGCTCGTTTACAGTTGGATTCTGTAAGTTGTTTTCTGTCTTTTCTAAATTCGAGGTTAATAAAATAACATTTTCCGTAATTTGGGTGAATGTTTTTTTTTCAGTGTTATTTTCTTTTGACCACTCTTGATTAATTGTTAACAAGTGTGCTTGATTGTTTTTCATCATTAAGTCACCAAAATAATCGTTAAATGTATTTGGTGTAATTAATAATTCATGCCCATCATCTGATTTAGTAATGATAGTTTCGTAACCTTCTTTTAAAATGTATTTACTCATATTATTTGCGTTTTAAAATTGTTAATCCGTTGTTGTTAGTATATTCTTTAAATAAAATCCATTCAGAGTTATCATTTAAGAACTCAATTATAGCTGGTTGTAACCCTCTTTTTTCATCTAATTGATAATTTTGCATAATTTCAGGTGTTTGCCAATCGGTAGGTTCATCTACAAAACCGTAAGTAGTAGTATCATGCAATACAATATACTTTTTAACTTTATTAGCGTGTAAAATAAGCTCTTTTTTTAACTGAGAATAGATATGTAAAGTATCAATAAACAATAAATCAGTTTCTTTAATCGTTATTTTAGTAGTATCGGCTTGAATAAATTGCCATTTAGGGTAGGCTTCTTGAGCTATTAACACATTATCGTTTGTATGTAAGTCAATTCCTACTAATTTTTTAGGATCACGAAGCATAAAAGCCCATGTAGATACTACATTTCTAACACCCATCTCAGTAATATGTTCACATTCTTTAGCTAAGTTATAAAGCGTATCAATGTGTTCATTAATATCACTAGGTGTTATACTAGATAAATTAAATTTTTCTTGTATTGTCATATTGTGTTTTTATTTGGTTTATTTGTTCAACTGTTAAATATTTTTCAATAGCATGGTAACCCAAAGAACCTAAATTAAATATTGTTTCACAGCTAAATGATTTAGCAATATCGAATGTAGGTAATTTTCCATTAAGTTGTTTTAATCCATTACAAAAATACATATCCTCGTTATCTAATCCGTTATAGTGGTAGTTTTTAATAACATTAATCATTGCACTTTTACGTCTTAAACTAAAACCACCATTCATAGCTGGAAAATCAATATGTTTAATTGGCGCACCAATATAATCGTATTCGTAATAATCTTCAATACCCTTTCTTAAAATACCGCTATCATGCTGTATAATTAACACATTTTCTTCTTCAAATTGATTCCAAAATTCTAAAGAAGTTAACCGTTTATTGTATTCGTGTATTGAATTTAACCTATCTTCAAAATAAAATATAGAATCTTCTTGTAAATATTTACAATGTTCTTGAGCTATTTTATTACGGATAGATTTATCTTCTATTAAAGATATTGCTAGCATTATACTACTCTATTTTTATATACAAAACCTATTTTAGCTGGTTCATTTAACTTGTCTATTTTCTTTACAATAGATTCAATTTTCTTTTCGAGTTGCTTTTTTTGTTTCTCTAATTCTTCTTTTGATAGTTTCATTAAATTAATTCCTTATTAAAGTTAGGGTGTTGTTTTAAAAAATCAGGCATATTATGTTTTGCGTAAGGTACAGCATTCCATAAGTCTATGCTAACTGGGTGTAAATCTCCAAAGTTATTTTTAGGTGTCCAAGCATAATGAATATTATTTAACCAATCCGTTTTAATCTCTGAAGCGTGTCCAAATATTTTATATTTATATCTCATTACTGGCTCAGATTGTGCAGTACTAAAATGATAAATAGTTAACGGACATTCGTGGTTTTGATTGTTATTATTAGCTGCTAAGTTTTCAATTCTAATTGGTCTAAACCCATCGTAACAAGCATAGTTAAAAGAACGCCAAAAGTTAATATAACCTTTAATACCGTAGTATCTTTGTGGGTTATTATAAGCATATTCTAAAGCAGTTGTTAACTCACTAGGCTCAAATACTTCATCGGCATCAATAGTTAAAACTAAATCATATTCTTTAGAGTATTGGTGTATATGGTTTCGGTGGTGGTTTTCCGCTCCGTATGTAACCTCATCCCATATTAATTTATCAGTAAGTACTTGTTCACAAATAGTTTTAATTTCTTCTTTTGTATCGGGACAAATATCAGTTGTTGCAAATCCATGAGATGGTTTTTCTGTATAAGCCACTACTATTTTATCACAATGATTAACTATTGATGTTAAACATTCTTTTAAATATTCCTTGCCATAATGTATGGTTAATAAACCTATTACTTTCATAATGCTAATTTAATAATATTTTCTACTTGATGTTTAAAAGTGAATGTGTTTTTTACGAAATTATTTGCCAAACTAGACATTTCCATTCTATCCAATGTATTATCTAATAAAAAATTAATTTGATTTTTTAAATCATTAAAATCATTAAAATAAGCACATGAATTTAAGTAAGTTTCTTTCATCCCTAAATGATTATAACTAATACAAGCTGTACCACTACCTAAAATTCTTAATAACCTATCACTATTATAATTTAAGCTATCAAAATGACTACAATTTATAGCAATTTTAGCACCTCTATACGCTTTAGCTTCTTCTAATTGGCTATGATTAAAGTTACCATTGCCATAAGCCCATCCCGAACCATACACTCCAAATCTATTACCGTATTCTTGATGTAAAAAATCTACCATATCAATCCTAAAACCACTCATAGGAAAATAACCACGTCCATAATTATTACCCATAAATACAATATCAGGCATATTTAACGCTTCATTTTCAGGTTTATAGATTAACGGATCGTAACCTATCTCTAAATACTCAGATTTAAAACCTAATGAGCGCATAATATTAACATCATCCATATTACTAAATGATGTTAAAGATACATAAGGAGCTAAATCTATCATCCATTGTGGCACTTCTTGACGTTTATCCCCAGTCCAATTAATTATAAAAGCACCGCTATCCTTCATAATTTGGCAAACCGAATGAGTAATAATATCTGGAGCTTGTATTTGCATAAATACAATATCAGGTTTAAATTCATTAAACAATAATAAAGTATTAACGTTTAAATCTTTATCTCCAGTGTAAATTTCTTTATAATTTTCTTTACCTACAACATCAATAAAGGCTTTTTGAAAACCATTCATTGTGTTAGGTGTGGCACAAAGTCCTATGTGTAAAATCTTCATATTAAAAATGTGGTTTTAAAAAATAATAAGGCTCAGGTACTCTAACTGTTTTATGATCATAAGTTCTATAATTAGAACTATGTAAATGTAAAGCGTGTATTGTTTTAGCTGGGTTACTAATTGAATAACCACTTTGTTTTAATTCAAACATAATTCGATTGTCACAGCCAGGTACACCTAAATTAAAATGTCCTATATTTTCAGTTACAGCTCCGTTAAATATCCAAACGTCTTGACTATCCTTTCTATCAAAAAGAACGGCTGTATTTTCATTTATATCCCAACGAGATAAAGCTAAGCATTCTCTATCTTTTATAAAACGTACATTTAAAATAGTTTCATTAAAGTAAATATCTGAGTTAGCTATAATATTAATTTTATCAGGGTATTGCTCAGTAAGTTTAAATATCTGATTAAAAGTTAAACGTTCTTTGATTTCAATAATATTAAAGTAAGGTACACCGTTTATGTTTAACGCTTTGTTATTTTCTAAACAAGTATCTAATTCCTTTTGGCGTTCTTCATTACCACAATCATATACTTGAACAAATAAATTGATTTGTTTTAGAGTAAACTCCCCACGAATAGCTCTACTTTTATACTCATTGTCTTGACCTTGTATTTTTAACCAATTACTTAACAACATAACCGCTTCGTTAATACATTGCCCACAATTTAAGTTCATATTATAGTTACATAGTTGCTGAACTAATCGTTTTAACTCGTATCTGTTACCGATTGGATTTTGTAAAACTAAATTAACTTCGTTTATCATAACAACGCAAATATAAATAAAAAATCCTAACCAATTTAATGATTAGGATTTTTATTTTGTGTAATTAATCTAATTAAGCAGAAAGAGCATCTAAGTAAGCTACATTTTGTGCGATTGTTGCATTTGCACCGTTTACACTAAAGTATTTAGGCATTTGCATTTCTTCACCTGATAATGTTAAGTTATAACCAGTAGGATCATTTAATAAAGTTCCTGAACCGCCTTCACCAGCTGAACCGTTTAAGCCTTTACCAACTCCTAATACACGAATATTTTCAGCATTTTCTTGGTAAAAACATACTAAATCATCTGTATTAGCTAAAGTTTCAGCAGCTAAAACTTGAGCTGGAGTGCTTAAATACAATGGTAAAGTAATACCATGATTCCAAGTATTAACGTTTTCGCCAATAGTCATTGGAAAAGTAACGCTATTCTTATCTCTCTTAGTTGTAAACTTGTATAATTTAGCAGGGATTGAACCAATATTTGACAAAGCCAAACTATTCATATAACCTAAATTATCATAAGTAACTGATAAATATCTTTTTTCAACAAACCAAACTCTTTTGTCGATACCACCGACTTTGTTTAATCCATTGCAATCAGGTGTAATTCCTGATAATAATTCTGAGCAAGTTGCCATTTTTTATTTTTATTTAATTGTTTATATAAAGGGAGGTGTTACCCTCCCATTTAATTTAGAATCCTCCGATAACGTTTTCTACACCATCAATGTATTTGTAACCAGCTCTGTAGTTTAAACGGCAGTAGTTCTTCTTATCTTTACGCTCATACCAAAACTCAGCAGAAGTAGTATCTGTCATCATATCCGTACCAATAATATGGTTTAAAGGATTTGTTAAGATAATACGATTATCATTTGCAGTTGCAGGTGAACCAGTTGCAAAGTCAACATTAATATAGTCACCAATAGTTAACAAGTTAACAACTGGAATACCTCTGAATTTTAAAGTTGCAATACCATTGATTAACTCAGTTTTAGAACTTTCTAAGTTACCTAAAGTAGTATATTTTTGTTCTAATGCTCTGTAGATTGGATCAGTAACATACATTCTTTTTTGGTCAGGAGTGTAGTTATATTTTAATACTGAGTTTTGAGCATCTACATAAGTATCTAAAGTAGCTAAGATATTAGTTTGGTTAATGTCAGTATCAGAAATTACAGCCGCTACTCTTACAGTACCATCTCCAGCTAATGCACCAGCTTTTAACGTTTTGAAGATACCATCATAAGCAGTATAGTCAGAGTTAGTTAAAGTAGTATCATTTAAGAAAATTTGACGATATAAGTCAGTTGCTACAGCATTTCCGAAAACTTCTAATAATAAAGTTTGGATTTGAGTACCTTCTAAGTTATAAACGTCATAACCTTTTTTCAAAGCAGCTTCATAAATAGATGCTTCAAATGGTGCTTTACATTGTGATAATTCAGCCTCCATTTGTGTAACTGATAATACTACTGAGCTAATTGCTACACCAGTTGCAGTATCTCCAGTATTACAATCTACTGATTTTTTAGTAATTTTTTGTAAACGTCCTGTTTTGTAAAACGTTTTTGAACTTTGAATGTCTTGCTCAATTCTAAATCCTAATTGTGCTAACAAAGGAGTTTTAGCTAAGGCAAGTACAAATGTTTCTTGAAAGTCTGCTTGTTTACCAGTGTAAGAAGCAACCGATGTAATTAAATTTCCCATTTTTTTATATTTGGTTTTTTATTTGTTTTTATTTATTTATTTTTTTTTAAAAATTGAAGCCATTTCATCTAAATAAGCCTGGTTAGGATTAGATGTTATTGTTTTACGAGCTTTAAAAGATTGAGTACCTAAGTCAAATTCAGCACCTTCTCCAATTACAACCTCTTTTAATGCTTTAAATTCAGTTTCAATAACAGTAATATTTGCTTTGATAGCATCATTTTCAGTTTCTAAAACTTCTTTACTAGCTTTTAAAGCGTTTAATTCAGTATTAGCAGCTTCTAATTTTGCTTTTAATTCTTCAACTGTAGGCTCTGTAGCATCTTCAATAACCTTTTTAATTACTTCAGATACTTTGCCGTCAGTTACAACTACTGTTTTACCTTCAGCATCCATGTATTTACCTGGTTTAGCTGGAGATTGGTTACCTTCAGCATCAACTTCAAATACATTTGCGCCAGTAATATCTTCAGAATCAGATTCAATAAATAAATTTACTGCTTCGCCTGATTCGTTTGTTACTGCTAAATCCATATCAAAGAATTTGCCTTTAGTTACTCTTGAAAAGTTTTTAAAAAACTTATTCATTTTGTTTAAAATTGTTTCATCAACTTTACTCATTGTTTCATTTGTTTTATTTGGTTTAATCATTGCCACCAATCTATATTGGCGGTATTCTACTTCTTCTAAAGCATCTATAACCTCGTTAGCAAAACCCATCTTAACAGCATTTTCAGCAGTTAAATCAGTTTCTTTTTCTAAGTACGGTGCTAACTCATAAGCGGTTGCTTTTGATTCTTTAGCGTAGAAATTTAATATTTTATCTTGTTCACCTTTTAAATCTTTACCTAAAGCAAGTAATTCATTGGCTCTCATTGGCTCTGACTGCTCAGGTAACCAATAAGGATTGTGAACAAAAAATTTAGTATTTTTAATTAACTTTCTGTTTTCGGGTTTAGGTGCTAAAAAAATAACTGTAGCAATTGATCCTACAATATTTTCACCAATAGCTGTTAAGTTTTTACCCGATGCTAATAAAGCAGCGTGAATATCCCATCCTTCATATACTGAACCTCCACCACTATTAACTTTGTAATGAATATCAGTTACATCTGAATCTAAACTATTTAAAAACTCTTTTAAATTATTTAAAGTAAAATTTTTTTCACCAGCAAAAGCTGAATCTAATTCACCTATATATCCTTCAATATTTAATTTAGCTATTTTCATTACAACAAAAATATATTAAAAAAAAGTATTATATTTGTTTTTTAAAGTCTTTATAATAAACTTTATTATATTTATAAAATGGGTAGGAAACCTAGTGAAAAATTAAATACAATTATTAACGGGATTGTTAGAAATTTTAAGCCTAAACAAATAATTTTAAAAGGCAAAACATTAGCCATGTTTAATTATGATAGAAACCGTTTAGAACTTGGAGATAGTAGGCTAGGAGAAAGAATTATATCTGAATATTACAGAAAAAATCCACCTCCTGGCTTTGAATCTAAAGACTAGAAATATTAATACCTACTTCATTTTGTTTGCTAACTTTGTTAATATCAGATATTCTAGCAACCACTTGCATTTTAGAAATTACAGAAGATAATTCAGATGTAAAATTATTGGCTGTACTAGCACTTTTACTTACTGAGTTATTAGTAAACCCACCATCAAAGTAACCACTAATACCCGAAGGTTTAAACCCTTTTCGCATTGATTCAGCTTTACTAGCTAATAGTGATCCAGTTGGTGTGCTAAGAACTTTTGCAGGTATAACATATTCAGATTTATGAAATTGTTTATTACCCATTGAATAACTTTCTTCTCTTGGATTACCTGATTCAGTATATCCACCATCAAAGTATTGAAATTTAGTTGATGCTATTTTAGCAACGGTAGCCGCTGTAGTAGCAGTAGCAGCAATACTTGCAGCTAAACCTACTGGTAAGTAAGGAACTGAAGCACTTGCATTAATAACAGCAACAGCTCCTTGTATTAAAGCAGTAGTAATACCAAATGCTTTATTAACATCAAATTGTTTTCTTGCAGCAGCTTTATCTTCTTCGCTACCCTTTTGCAAGTTACTTCTTTTTAAATCAAATAAAGAGTTAGATAAATCACCTAATGAATTACTTAAATTGCCAGCAGCTTGTAAATTATCAGCATAAAATTGTTGTTGAATTTGTTTTTCTTGCCCTCTATATTTAGCGGTTATTTCTGCTCTTTGTGCTTGAGTTAATTCTGTATTTGATAACTCTTGTTCACGTTCAGCATTTAATAAACCTAATTGTGCTTCTAAATAAAATACTCCATTACGTTGTACATCTAATAAATTAGTTTCGGCTATTGCAACTTTATCAATGTAGGCTTGTTTTTCTTTATCTTGAATCTCTTGAATTAAACCTAGCATAATAGCAGTAGCTTCTTTTTCTTGAGCTATTCTAGTAGCATTAGCAGCGGATTCTTTATCTTCAATCTCTTTTATTAATTCATCACGAATTTTAATAGAATCTTTGTATTGTTCAATTTCAAGTTTACGTCTTTCTTCAGCTCTTTTTTTACGAGCTTCTGCGGCAGCTTCTGCGTCTTTTTCTTCATTTTCCTTAGATGCTTTTGTTGCTGCTGCTCTTTCAGCTTCTAAGTTATTAGCACCTTGTTGATACTTAGCTAAGTCACCTAATATACTTGCATTCTTTTTTTTAAACGCTTCTGCTTCTGCTTCATTTGCTTTTATTAATTCATCAATTTTTTCTTTTTGAACTTGATAATCAGATGCTAATACTTGTCTTGTTTTGCTTTCAATATCAATAGCAACATTTTGTTTCTTAGATGCCGTTGTTAATTTTTCTCTTGCTTCAGCAATTTCATTTAATCTTTTTTGTTCACCCTCTGCAAATGCAATAGCTTCTTTATCAAGTAAAGATTGTTTTGCCTTTAACATTGAAGCGTCTAAAATACTTTTGCTTAATTCGTCATAACCTTTTTTAGCTTTACCTAATGCAAAATCTTCATCACTAAAATTTTGAAAAGTTAATGGATAAGTTTTTTGTAATTCTATTTGCGCTTTTTTTCTTTCATCAATTGACTTTGTTTGGTCGGTTGATGCTTTGTAAAGATTTTCAAGATTATTTTTTTCAACTGCTGCATTTTTTGCCGCTTCTACATTTGCAGCATTTAATTCTTTTGTTAAATTAAATTGTTCTTTAAAACTTGGTATTAAATCTTGAACAACCTCTTTAACTTTATCAAAATTATCAATTAATAACTTTACACCTTCAATTAATAATACAATAGGAATAGCTGACATAGCAGCTCCAATACCTTTAAAACCAGTCTTAACTTTATCAGTATCAAAGTTAGCAAAGCCCTCTGTTAATAAACCTATTGATGTATTTAAACGTTCAACACCACTACCCTGTAATGATTGAGTACTATCTTTTAAATCGTCAATCTTATCCTTTAATTCAGCAACTCTTTCAGCTGCTTTACCATCTCCATTTAATGCAGCACTTTGAGCCGCTTTTAAATCCAATCTTAATTGCTTTAATGAATTTGATTCATCTATTGCACCCTTAATACGCTCTTGAAATAAGCTAGGTATTTTCATTTCAATAGCTATTCTTTGCTCTTGCAACTTAATTAACTCCTCTTGAGTATTAGCAAATTCATCTGATTCAACATTAAGCTCTAATAATGCTTTCTTTTGTTGATCTATCTTTTGTTTTAATTCACCATAAGAACCAGCCGCAAATTTAGCGGCATTATTAATACCACCTAAAGCGTTTTGATTTTCTTTAGTTACACCATTTAAAGCCTTAATAGTACCATCTAAACGTTTAACCTCTGTACTGTATTTAACAAATTCGGCTGTATTAGGTTTAGCAGTTTCAAATAACTTTCTAGTTTCTTTTAATTCGGCTTTTAATTTTTCAATACTGTTTAATGTATCTCCAAAATCTATATTAAATATCTCTACTTGATTTGCCATTATGGATTAAGTTTTATAAGTTCAACTTCTGTTAAGTCAGGGTTAGTATAATTGAATTGATTGATACTTGTTACAAAGAAATAAGATTGAAATTGCTCAATATATACTGGAGTTAACCAATCAATTGATTTAATATCGTTTATATTTAAATTAAAATTAGCTTTAACAATTCTAATATTTTGTAATGTAGAAACAAGTGTTTGTGAGTTTTTAGGTATTAAAGAAGATTCAAAGCCCATACATAAGTTTGGTACATTTAAATCAATAAAATAAACTCTTTTAGTATTTATATATCCGCTTGTACTTGTTCCATCTGTAAATTTAAACAATCCAGTTACTGCTTCGCTAAATAGTATTTTAGGCTTAACATCTTTATCAAATAAAATACTAGTTGTATTGTAAGTTGGTATAACAGATGTAATTGTATTATTAAATTTTGTATTATCACATTCAGAAAATGGAGAAGTATAAAACGTTTTACTAGATTCTAAATTTGCATTATTAATTAATAAATTATAATCTCCACCTATTTGTTTATTAACCACTGTTTTATCTTCTGAGTGTGTAAATAAATTAATCTGAGCATAATTATCATACATAAATTGTACGTTTGGTAAATCAGATTCGTCTAACTTATCACTCCAGTTAACAGCGTTTGGTATATTTTCTGTTAATTTATCTATTTGAGATATTGTAACTGTTTTAGTATCTTCATTAACATTTAGTATTAATCCAAAACGAATACATAAATCTTTTATAAAATCATTACATTTTATTTTAGGTAGTAGTGCAGAATACGTTATAGGGTTTCCAAATGCTAAACCATCTTGTAAATTTAGTGTAAATAAATTAGTTGTATGGTCTATTATTGGAAAAAATCTTATAGCATAGTAATTATATCTAGGGTTTGAACCAACTCTAGATGTAGCTATTTTATGTTGTAAATCACCAATATATTTATATTCTAAATACATTATATCACCCTGAGAAAGAAATGTAGAGCCGCTCCAATTTACTCCAGTTGTAACCTCATTTGTTTCTATTATTGATATATTGCCTCCTCTATTTACAATTAATCTTACAGAAACCCTACCATTAAAAAAATAAGGAGCTCCAGGAAACCCAGAATCAAAATCAGAAGTAATTACATTTTCAATAGAATAATGCGTATTTATACTTGTAAAATCTGCAACTACATTATAATTATATACACCATTTGCATTAGATGTATATTGGTTATATATTGCATCCCAATATGCACCTGTACCAAAAGCTCCTTGATAAAATGGCATTCTTTTATGAGTGTATGTTAATATATATCCACCTAACATTAATAAAGACACATCTTGGTCTGTTATACTATTTATAACATCATTAATGTATAATGTATCATATTTTATAGTAAGTAATTCATTATACCCTTGATCTACTGTATTAGAAGCATCTAAAGAATTAAGTAATAAATACGGTGCTGGATAAATAGGATTTTTATTTGTATAAGCTAATACAGATTTATTTAAATCAGTTCTATCAAAATCATCAATATATTGATAATCTGTATATTCAAATATTTTAACTAATATAGTTTTAACAAATGTAGCTGGTAATATTTTTCTAATGTCTACAATATCCCCAGTTAATGTTTGACCACCATAATCTATTACTGGATATATATAACCGCCATTATTAGCTGAACTCGCAACAGCATTTGCATAGTTCCACGTATGATCATATTGTGACCAATCTAAATCATTTAAATAAATAGATTTTAGTAACTCGTAAAAAGTAGCGTTACCTGAAAAAACTCTAGTTTTAATAACATCACTAATTGAATCAATAACTATAAATCCAGTTTTAAAGTCTAAACCTCCAACTATTAAAGTAATTGGTATTTTTTTATAGGGAGATGTATTAACACTAGGTATAAAGTCGGCATACTCAATAAGTTTACGATTGTTATTTGTTAATGGCAAGTTAAATACATTTGTATATTCTCCATTAAAAGCAGTAATATCATTAAAACTAAATATACCTAGCGTTTGAACAATTGATTCATTGCCAAACAAATCAAAGTCACCGTTTGCTGTTCTAAGTATTAAATCCATTATTGATTTTGAATTTCTTTATATGTAGCTATTCTATATTTTAAATTAACTTCATTTAATTGTGTTTTAGTAGAATATAAGTCATAAGAGTTACTATCTAATAAAATTGGAGTTGATACATCTGTAGTTGCATTGTATTCCCATGCTTGTATTGAGTAGCGTAAAGATTCTAATAAATCCACTTCTTCATCTGATATACCAGTTTTATAAATTACTTTATAAAGAAAGTTCTTACCTCTATTAATGTATTTAACAGTGCCATTATTATCAAATGTTTTAACATCTCCTACAATTCCTTTAAAGTCTTTTCGTTGGTCAAACATATAACTAGCTCTACCTCCCTCTCTAGTAATCCAAATTAAAGTAATAGTATCTGAGTTATTACAAGTAGTAACTGAATCAGTTAAACTATCAACTACTTCAACAATTAAACAAGCGTCTAATGTAGGAGGTGAACCGCCTTCTGTAAAATAGTATGTATAAGTTCCTAATACAGTTGGGGTAAAAGTTAAAGTTACAATGTATGGTCTACCAGCATTATCAGGTACAATCCAAGAAGGTAAAGGAGAATATTCTTGTAACTCTAAATTATAGAAAGAATTAAAGTCATGGAACACAACGTAGGACGTAGTATTATTTAATATTCGTATAGGTTGCGTTATCATTGTTTAACTCCATTAATAAATTTATGAATCGTTGGAAACTTACTGCCAAATATAAAAGTTGTGCAAAAAGCTAATCCACTTGTTGGTATTAAAGGCTTATTAATAGGCAAAAGATATTTACCCTGAACCGTAAAGTTTTCTATTAATTCATCATTTGTTATTGAACTATTTAAAATTAAGTTATAATCAAATGCTTCTCCAGATATGGTTGAATTAGAATCCCATGTTAACCTAATAGCATTAAACATACTAAAGTCGGTTGAATTAGCCACCGTATTTGGTAGTATATTAAATATATATTTAACAGATCCTTTTAAATTAATAGATAGATAAGGTATTCCAGTTGTTGAATTATATAATACAGATGGTTTAATATCTATTACCTTTGTGTAAGGTAGCTCACCTGGAAAATCTTCACTCCCATCAAACCCTTTATAAAAACTAAATGTAGGTACTCTTAAGTGGTAACAATATGCTGCCCCTGTAATATTACTTATATAAGTCGTATCTATATTTACAGCGTTTGATCCAGCAACAGATAATATCTTGAAAGTTCCTATATAAACATTAGATGTTATATAAATATATTCTCCAGCAACTGGCAGAATATCAAATGCGGCTGATGTAACTATTTGAGCATTCCCTCCGCTATTAGCAACGACTGATACAGTCATTTGATTAAATGAAAATGTAAATAATACATCATCGTTTGCTGAACTCCAAAAACTTGGAACTATATCTTGAGTTACATTACTAGCCATTCATAAAAGCAGCTTTAAAGTCTTCACCTAACTGAGTTGTAAATTTACTATTATAATCTTTAATTAAATTATCGTTTATTATATTTTCTAATAAACCTGAGTTCTTACCTTGATGTGCCAGGTAAATAGAAGAACCAAATTTTTGTATTTTATTTGTAATTAACTGAGCTAAAGTATCTTTATTAACATCAACTGATTCAATCCCTTTTTCGTCCATCCATTTAGATATTTTACTTTCTAAATTAAAGTCAATACCTGAAGCTGAACCACTTGGAGCTTTACCCCAAACTAAATCATAAATATAATCATTAGCATAAATAGATAGCCTTGTTTCAGTTATCTCATATCTTAAAGTCTTAGCTAAATTACCACTAGCATTAACTGGAGCGTAAAAAACCTTATCTACATACTTACCTTTAACCCTCCTTCTACTAACTCGCTTAATTGGCTTTTCTCTAATAACATTTTGTAGGATTTTAATAACATCCTTAGCAAAATTAGATATAACCACCTCCATTGCAAAAGTTAACATTTAGGTTTTCCGTTTAATGTAACCTTTAATAATTTACCTGACATTACGTTTTTAATTCGTGTAACTACATCAAGCGTATAATTACCATCTGAGTAGTTATAGTTATCTAAAAAGTAATTAAGCCAGCCTAAAGCAAACGTATGAGCATCTGATTGTATTTCTTCAATACTTTGGTTTAACTCTAGGTTATCATCTTTATCAAATGATGAATCAGGAGTATCTTGTTTTAAAAATCCAATAACCAAATTAGCTGATTCAATATCATTAGCTTTACCGTTAAATGAAATAGGATCAATAAAAGCAAACCATTCTTGAATCTCATCTCTATAAGTTGCTAAAGCTGTATCAAAACTACGACCATAACTAATTACTATATTAGGGCTATATAGTTTTAAACTTTCTTTTATTTCGTCTTGTAATGTCATTTTTTGTTTTTATAAATTTCCTTTAATCTGTTTTCAAATTCATTTACTTCTTTATCATACCATAATAAATTATAAACAACTCTAACTGGTTGTTTTAATACCTCATCTATTGTACTGCCGATTGCTCCACGTCTTGCGAGTTCAACATACGTTCCAAAACTACCAAATTTTTGTAGTCTGTCAATACCTGCTTGCTTTTGTTCATTGCTTGTTTCAAAGTCACTAAGGATGGCGAAACTATTGTAGAAACTATTAACTTGCTCAAAAAAAAATTAGCAGTTCCAATAACTTCTAAAAATGGCATCTCGTTAATATCTATATTCATTAAATATTTAATAGCATCTGCTGAAACTTCAAATCCAGTTGCTTCTTTTGACATTAGCTGTTTAACCTTTTCAGCTTTACCATATTCAATGTTACCAAAATCAAAATCTTTAAATTCATCTAATACCTTATCACTTTCAAATACTTCTAAGTTTTCAGTAAATGAAATAATATCAAACAGTAAATGAGCCTTATTGTTTGGCATAGTATCAATTAATTGCATAGGTATTTTAGCTAACATTGATAATTGCTTACCTTTGTCACCAACTAATTTAATTACCTGGCACGCTTGCCAATAGTTTAATTCATCCCAACTAATTGGAATTTCATATACTTCATTATTTATTGTTACTTGTTGCATCGGCTTGTTTCATTTTAGACCAGGTTTCTGTTTGCATTAATTTAGCACAATAGTTGGCTAAAAATACAGCTTCACCAACTGTTAAGTCATTAGGGTTTAAAGGTAGTTTTTTCATTCTTAGACTTTTACGACCTTCAGCTTCTAAACTTTCAATGTATGTTTTTACTAATTCCATTTTACAAATATAATTAAATTTTTATACCAAAACCTCTAGGTGTCATTCTTTTTATATTAGGATTAACTAATTGATACATAACACTATATCTAATCGCATCAATTGTGTGGTTATATAAATCAATAGGAGTGCCTGACTTCTTATCTGACCATGAGTAATTATTTAACTCTTTAATAATATTTAAACTTGTTTCAGTTACTACTATCTCATAATCTTGCATCATGGCAATACCTCCACTAACCGAACCTTCACCTTTAACAGCACCTTTAATATTTAATCCTTTACGCTTTAACTCATCAATTAAACGAGGCTCTGAGCTGTCACCAATAATTAGCTTAGTATTTGCGTGTCTTTTATTCTCTATTTCAATATCAGTTGTTGTCATGGCTTGCTTACAAAAGCACTCATTAACATAAATCCTTTTCTTAGTCTTATCTATTGCTACGTTAATTAATACGCTAGGATCAATACTAAACCCATAATCTTGACCAAATACATTAGGTATTGAATTATCAAACTCACCAATTGACCAGTTAGTAAATACAACTCCTTCAGCTTTATTTAACCAACCGCCCATAATAATATGCTTAAATTTATTAGGATTGTTTAGTTTAACTTGTTTAACTTGATTTAAAAATGATTCATCTAAGTGATTAATATTATCTAAGTAAGTAGTGTGAATGTAAGTTGTATCATCTTTGACACCATTAAATCCCTCTTGAACTCCTTTACTTTCAAAGAACCGTTTATAAATCCAATGTTCTTTAGTTGCTGGATTCATAATTAAAACTACCCTATTTTGTATTCCCTTAGTTCTAATACTAAAATCTATCTTATCAAATATAGACTCATCGTTAAGTTCTTCAGCTTCATCTAGTACCCATGTTGTTACTCCTTGCAATGATTTAAGATTAGCAGTTTGATCGCCTGAACTTGTTTTAATTCCTTTAAATATAATTGAACTGTTAACCCTATCATTTATAATCTCAGTCTTATTAATCTTAAATAAACTATCGGCATTAAACAACTTAATTTTTTCAATAAATTCAGGTATTATTGATAAGTGAGCAGCAACCATTGTGAACCTCGTAAATAGTATCTTTTGTGATTCTTCAATACAAAGTTTAGTAAATAGTAATGAAGCACTAAACGATTTAGCTGAACCACGTCCACCAGTTATAACATAGTAGCGTGTATCGTTATTAATTAAAGGTAAATATTTACGATTCAGTTGAATCAATTATCTCTATTTTATTAAGAGGTTGTGTATTTTCAGGTAATTGTAACGTATCTACCCTAGCTAATTTAGGTTTAAAGTATTCAAGTAAGTTTGCAAACTGAGCAATAAACTTTTCATCATCACACGTTTGAAGTATCTCAATAGCACGTGGTAAACCATTTTCTAATAGTTGCTTACCAAATTCCTCCCACTCTAAAGTTTTAGTTCCTTTAGATCCTATTGGTTTTCCTTTTGGATTTCCTGATTGACCTTTTTTAAATGCCATTGTAAACAATTGTAACTTACAACAAATATACAAATTATTTAATTAAATACAAATGTATTAAATATTTTTTAAAGTCAATAACTTAAATTCGTCAAGTGATCTGATTAAATTTTTCTAAAAACTCATCAAAATTGTGACAAATAAAATAAATACCGCCAGCGCGTTCAATAGCTTGTTGATATTCCTTTTGTACTTCGGACTGTTTATCCTTCATTTTAATTTCAATCTTTATTGATTTACCTTTAAAAGTTGCAGATATATCAGCAGTTCCGTTGGTTCCTTGACCTTTAATATATTTGCCACTACCTATCTTTTTTCGGTTTCCAAGTATATCGGTTACTATTTTGCTGTCATCAATATACCTACCAGTATTTGATATTCGTTCCGCCTGTCCGCCTATAAAGTTAATATAGTCGGTTACACACTTAGTTAATCCGTTTGCCGTTGTATCGTTGTATTTAGTTTTAACTACATAGTTAGCTGGCATACGAGTACGTTCGCAAGCGTAAGCATGTTGGAGGTCTGAAAGTTGTTTTAGTGATGGTTTCATTATGTTAAAATTAGTATTATTATTTGTAAATAGAAAATCTCATTTACAACCCATTTACATTTCATTTACAATCCATTTACAACTATAAATGCTCTGTATGTATTGATATTACTATATTATTAAAAAAAAAAATATAATATGTAAATAGAATTGGTATATTTTCTTAAAACTTATAGGATTTTTTTATTGATTATATTTTTTATAGTAATTTACAAAACTTCATTTACATTTACAAATTAACTTAACTTATTGATTATTAGTAATTTATTTGTAAATAAAGCTTTATTTTTCATTTAC